CGTAAACATCTATACTGGCGCCTTTTGCTAGTGTGTTCCAAACGTTTTGTGCAAATGTAAGTTTACCCTGTCTATAGTCTAAGAATTTTACTGTACTTAAATCCCACCATAATTTACCTACGTTTTGATTGTCCCAAGTAATAAACTGTTCTTTAGTATTTGCAAAACCTACATTGTAATTTGCAGGATCATAGTATGTCTTATAAGACAATTCTTGTTCTGCAACTCCTGCAATTTTTCCTTGTAATGGATCAATTATATCAAGCCTTGTTAACATTTTATTTTCAACAGTATTGTAAAGGAACGATCCTCTAAATTTCTTTATTGTAATTGGATCAATTGGTTGTCTTAACACTCTCCAAGTTCTACTGTCTGACGCTTTAATATATACAGCAACTTTACCAGAAAGTTCGCCGACTACACTAAGGTTTGGCAGTCCTACCATAATGGTGTCATTTTTAACAAGAATATTATCACCAAAATCTTTAACATTAAAATTATTATATGTTAATCGTTGTCCAAATATTAATGTGTCATTTATATTTTCGTATATGAAAACAAGTCCGCTATCTTCAACTCTTCTTGCATAGGTTGTAAATCCGCCATCAAATAACGTTTCACCAACCTGTAATGCGCTTCTAGGATCATTAACATATGTTGACCCTGATTTTTTATTTTGATATCTATCAAAGGTAGTATCTAAAATTATATCACTTGTGGTACCGGTAACTACTAATTGATTACCGTCAAATCCTAGTCTAGAACCAAATCCTTCAGAAAGCTCTTTATTAGGACTACTTAATGTTTGGAATAAAGTAAATGTTCCGTTAACATTTTTATATATAAAAATTTGTCCTTGTTTAAGTTGATCAGTGTCTGTAGAAGGTGCGCCAACTGCAATTAAGTTACCATTATCAGATACTGCAATAGCATTTCCAAATCCTGTACTAGTTGCTGGAGCAGTAAATTCGGTTACATATTCAAAGTGTGAGTCTTTTAATCGATAAATTACTAACTTACTAGTTCCGTCACTGTATTTTGCAATAGTTGCAAAAACACTTCCTGATTCACTTATATCAAACACAGTACCAAATTCACTGGTATTTAAATTAACTATACTCGAATCGTCTCCAGGAAATACAAATCCAGATGTGTTTGGAACATATCCAACAAAGTCAGCGTGGTCGCTAACTAGTTGCCATTTGGTACTATCAAATTCTTCATTGTCCAAATTAGTCAATGCTTTGTAAAAAGAATCTTGATAAATTACAATTTGATCAATATAATAAGCTGACGTATTTCTATAGATTCCTTTAAAGTTTTTGTTACGCCCTTGTTCCCAATTATAAGTACCAAACTCGTCCTGTCCATTAATAACAAAATAAACTCTTCCTTTGCCTGTAGGACTTACTTCTTGCTTTTCGTCATTTGCGTGTGACTCGTTACTATTAATTGCTAACTTATAAAAGTCTTGGTTATTAATTAACTTTACTTGTTTACCTAATTGTCTATTAGTTTCTCTATTAGGTAAAATATAACCGTTAACTAAATCATATTGATCAGTTTCGCTATTATGTTTGTATACAAAGTATGCACCTTCCTTAACTATTGTACTTGCGTCTCTGCCAACGTTTATTGGAATATTGTTTATTTCTGCCCAGTCATTATTTTCTGTACTAGGTGCTAGAGAAACCCTAGAAGTACCTGGTTTAAATTCTTCAATCCAAGTTTGATATTCAACACCTGTTATAAATTCTACTTCGTAGTCTGCAATTTCATCAGTTTCACTATTAATTGCATAAGTTAATGTAGGCGGAATTGTTAAGTTTTCTGTGTGTTGGAATACTGCTAATTTACCAATATCATCATCAGCAAGTTGTCTAGATTCAGTAGTACCAACTCTCGTTAGTACAGCACCAACTTGTTTGTATAAAAACATAGACGCCGGAGCTACACCCGTTATATATCGAGTACCAAATGTAAATGTACCTGCAATATTTTTAACATAAACTCTGACTTGATCGCCATCGCGCTGATAGTACGCTACTTCTGCTGTTGCACCTGTTTCACCTTCTCTAATAGTATCTCCAACTTCTAAATCTAAAGTTAGGTCAAACACATCATAGTCAATATACCCGTCCCATAAGTCTACTGGAACTTTTGTTTGATTTATAATACTGAAAACGTTTGTACCAAATCCTTTGTTTGTTAAGTCTGGAGTGTTGCCATTAGAATCTGGAAGATCGTTTAAGAACACACCAATATACGGATTAGGAGTAGATTCATTAGCAAATGCTGACGTTGCTTTATCCGACACTATCTTAGGAATTCTAACAACATAACGTGGATCTAACACATCAGTCTCAGTAACTACTCCTGCAACACCTTGGCTTTTATGACTCAGCACTCTAATTAAATCAATTTCTTTTTGGAATGGTTGGTCAACGCCAACAAGTATTTGAACAGGATTATCTAATGCGTTTTGTAAACTACTCTTGTACGGTAATAATGTTGCACTTTCAGTCCAGGTTGCGTCTGGAGATGAATAGTTACTAGGATTATAATTATTTTTTACATCTCTAATAACTAACCCGTATGCATTGTCTTTATGAATATTAGTAGTAGTTATTGACTGTGGAAGTGCAATTTCCCAAAAGCCGCCTAGTACACTACTTCTATCAATCTCGTCGTGTAATGGACGCTCATAATTACCAATTTTAAATTGATCATTAATAAACAATTCACCTGTTGCATCAAATACACCGTTTTTATTGTTAGCATAAATTACAAGTTTACCTAATTCATTACGTGCATATACAACTGTAGCATTACCAGTAGAAGTAGTTACACTTACTCCTTCATTGACAATAGTAGTAACTGCCGAAGGTGTAGTATTACTTGCTACTACTGTTGTTTCTCCGCTGGTGTAAGTAATGTTTCCGCCGCCATCAGCACCAGTTTTAAATATACCCGAAACATTTATAACTTGTACTATGTTATTATTAATTTGTTTTATTGTTCCTACAACAGTATTATTTTCTTGTCTTATAACATCGCCAACATTTATAGCATTAGGTAAATTTCCTGCTAATGTTAATTCTACAGGAATATCAGGAATGTTTACAGGATCTAAGACATAAAATACATCAGTAACTTTACGTCTAATAGTATGAACATCAGATGTTAAAAATGTTTTCCAAGGAACTCCGGGTTCTGTAACACCATTTAGCGGTGTTTCAATTTGTCTTATTATTCCTTGTATAGAACCGTCGCCTAAATTTAAGTTTGCGGCTGCTGCACCAATTGGTTGCCCTGAAAATCCTATATTTGAATTTACTCTTTGTGATAATGCGGCATCTTCATATAACTCAATTTGTTGTGATGTAACAACTTTAACAAAATATGTTCTGTTTTCTAAGCCTTTAACACCTTGCTGTTGAATAGTATCATACGGAGTATTAACATCACTATTATCAAATTGTCCAGTGTCAGGTAACACAATGTTATCGTTTGGCACATCAGTAATTATTATTGGATCTGAGTCGGACAACCCGTGATCTGTTTGAGTAATTAGTTGCATTGGTGATGTCATATTAATCCCAGTGATATTAACACCAGAATTATTATCATAAGCGTTTGTTATATCATTCCAATCTAAATACAACTTGTCTCCAACATTACTTCCTTCATAAGAATCAATCGGAGCTCTTACTAAAATGTGATCAGTTGACACTGCTAATGGTAAATCGCCTAAGGCAAGTGTAGGAAAGTCTGCATAAGAATTATGTACTTTGTATAGTTCTGAGCGCCAGCGACTTGCACTGTCAAAAGAACCAAATACTATATTATCAGCATTACCTTTTACGCTTCTTCTTGATTTATATAGTCCACCTTCATATTGTACAATAGCACCTAATTTATAATCATTTGTAAATGTAAAGTCGTCTTTAAATGAACTTTTAACATATGTTGCTTCTGGAGCGCCAACAACAATATATTCTCCATCTGGACTCATCGTAACACTGGAGCCAAACTTACTAGCACCGTTATCAAAATTTGCAATAGGTTCTAGCGTTTGGTGTGGTTGTAAGGTTCCGTAAACTGTGCTACCGTCTTGCTGTCGTTTATATACGTGAACTTTGCCTTCATTATTGTCTGGAGAGCCTATAGCAATAAAAGTATTTGTAGTGTCAGCAGCGATGGATTTACCAAAACTTGTATTTGATTGTGTTGGATTTATAACATCTTCGTCTAAGTTATATGCAGGAGATGCCTGCAAAACATTCCATCTACCTTTGTCGTCGGCACTATCGATCCATATTTTTTCATCTTTGGTAGATTCTCGTTGTGCATATTCGTTTGCATCTTCTAATTTTGATACACGATTAGATATAAATGTTGTTAAGATTCCGCTAAGATTATCCTGTTGTTGGGCAAAGGCTACATCGCCTAAGTCTATACTAATCCTATTTACAGAACTACTTAATACTTTATAAAATCCATTAAGATCGGTAATGTTTTGAATTCCAATAAAATCGCCTTCTTTAAAATTGCTTATTTTATTAAGAACTAATGTACAATTATCTCCATCAGGTATTGCGGACGTTATAGTGTAACTTGTGTCAATGTGTTTGTATACATTCCATTCTTGGTTTTCAAATGTTACCCAAACATATTCGTTTCTGTCAAACTGTGTTATGTCTAAATTTAAGATTTCGTCTTTATTAGTTACAACGAAATCAACATCGTCTTGTCTTACATATCCAGCAGTTTTAATTGAAGTTTCTTCAACATATGCTGTTGGAAATGGTTTTCCATTGTAATCTTTAGGAGCAACATACACACTAGATGGTAATTGACGATATATTAAATCTGAAACATCATCAGGTATTGTATCTGTTAACAGTATAGGCTGAGGACTTAAACGGAACTGTTCTTCATCTAATAAGAATTCAAGTTCTTCATATCCGTCTGCTGCGCCGTATTGACCTGTCCTAACAGCCCATTCTTCATAAAAGTTTAAACTTTCTTTATCTGCTGCGCCAAGAGCATCAAATAGTTTAGTTAATGCGTTCTTAGTACCTTTATCAGCAATAAATCCCTGATAAAATTTATACTGACTAACATCATCATTAATAATATTTGCTAGATAATCACGCTTTTGATAACCAATTAAATGTTGTGCAACTTCTTGCTGATTAATATCAAAGTTGTCAGTATCTAAATCGTAAAAGTCTGCAAATTGATTTGTTTTGTATTCTAAATTAGTTAACAGTCCTGGAGTTGGTTTTTCGGCTAACCTATACCAATCTTTAGGAACAAATACTTCGCTACCAGTTATTTTTACAGTTGCAGTGTAGTAATATTCTTTGTACTTAACTACGTCACCAATTGCATAATCTTTCCAAGGTGTCCATTCTGTTACTACTGCTTGGTCGTATATAAATCCTGGAATATTTAATCCTCCAGACCAATCAGCAGTTCTATATCCTAATACACGAATTCTTTCTTGTCTATAACCGGGCTCTAAATCGTAAATAGTATCTTTAAATGCTGTTTCGTTGTCTAAGATTACTACGTGTTCTTTCTGAACTAATGGAAGTTTTATTGCATATATTCCGTCAGCAGTATTTTTAACTGTAAACAAAAATTCATTGTCATTAGTTCTTAAAATATTACAAAATTCTGATTTTAATTTCGTTCCATCTGCTTTTACAAGTCCGTAATCATAAAACGTATCAAATACGTCATCAACAACTGCGTCATCGCGTTTAAACTGAATTCGCTGAGCTGACGGGCTTACTGTAAGCAAAGATCCGACATCCCAGTTTTGTAAAGTCCAGAATAAAAATTCTTTTGAACTCAATTTCCAATTTTCAATTTGTTCTAAATTGCTGTTAAAGTTGTTAAAAACAAAACCTTGATCTGATAGATGCTCACCGTATCCTAACAAAAAGTCTACAACAGCTTGACTATCAGGTAGTACAGATCCGTATGGTAATTGTTGTACAAAAGTTTTATCAAACTTTGATCTAAATGTTGCAGATCTTCCGCCAGTTATTGGCAAGCTAGGTAATCTAGCAAATTTAGTTGTATCAAAAGTTTCAGTACTAGTATGTGCTTCTTTAGTCCTGTAATAGGATCCGCTGTATTCAACTATTGAACTTTCAGTATATCTTTTTCTTTCAGACCATTCAATATACGAAGCACTAATGCCACCAACACTAACTACTGGATCTTTTTCGTTTTTATTAAACTTATAGTATTTAAAAGTAGGGTTAGTTACATCGTATCCTCTAATAACATAACCTGATGATATTTTTTCTATAACAACGCCGCTATATGTAACGATCTCGATAGGACTACTTGTTTGCAACGTTATATTATAATTTTCTTCTGGAATAAAAACATTGCCTTCATTTAAGGGTGTTCTAGAATCAAGTATTAGATTAAACTTAGACTTATCAGTAAATCCGCCTATTTTAAACGCCATTTGATTTGTAATACTTTTTACATTATTTTGATAGTTTTGATAATTAACTAAAATATTACTTGCAAGATAATTTGAAATAAAGTTTATAAACCCAGAACTATATATTCGATTAGTAGTTTCTCGCGCTGAATTATTAGGAAATACTAGGTCTTGCAACCGCAGTCTTTTATTGGTTTGAGAATAAACTAGCTGCCCGGTAGTATTTCTAATTGTACGTAATCTATCAAACCCTAAACCTATAATTTTTGAAGGTTGATTTAAAATCCAAGATTTAAATAAAGAGAATGGGTAATCTGAACTTTTCCTCCAAGCTGTCTCAACTGGTGCTTCGTCGCCGAATTTAAATGGCTGACGAGTTAAAGCATTTACATAGTCTCGGGCATAGCCACTATCTAAAGGACTTAATAACTCACCTTGTCCGTTAACTGGTAAATTTGAAGTTAGATTTGGTCTAATATATTTTTTTAATATTACCTTTGCTTTGTTAGGCTCATTAATTATACCTTTTTCTAAATCAGACCACATAACATCATTATTACTAGTATAAGGAGCAGGACCATATTGTGTTTCCCACCAAGTTGGTTTGATTGTAAAACCTAACATTTCCCAAGGATGTGTATGTGGTCGGTCGGTATCATAAGCCTGTTTATATATTGCTCGCCAATAGCCTGGCAATGTCGTTCCAGTTGGAGACGTCATTGAGCTGTAGTTATATGTAAATCGGTCTTCTCTATTGTAAAAACTTGAACTAGTATAATCAACATTGCCAACAGTGTTTAGCCAAGATGCAAAATCTTTTAACATTGTGTTGTTTATAGAATCAAAAGATATTCCGGTTGTTCTAGACGAGCCTGGAATAAAACTATGAATGTCAATTAGGTTACTATCATATTGTACTTTTAAATTATTATAAATTCTTTTTTCAAGTTCTAATAATAAGTCGTCCCTGTAATCATTAAATGCAGCAGTAATTGACCCATCGTGTCCCTGAATAACCGTTTGCGGTGTTGCATAAGAATCATCAATAAACATTTTTGGTTCGTATTTTGGATATAAACCTAACTTTGTCGGAGTTGGTGGAACATAACTTCCGTCAGTAGTTTCAAATTCAAATATAGTAATCTTATCAGTAGACTCTAATGTAGCAGTAATTTCACAAAAGCCATCTGCATTAAATGTATAGTCCTTGCCGTAAGTTAATTGCACATCATTTAAATAAACGTGAACAGCTAATATACTAGGAACAGTGATATCAAATGCTTGTGTAAGTGCGTAATATATATTATCTGGTATTGCATCATAATCCAGCCTTCTTGCTGCGCCAGTTGCAACCATATCGCTAAAATAAAATGGTAGATTACTTGTTTTATTTTTGTTTAATTCTTTAAAGATTAAATCAACGTGTGCTTTAGGTGTACCGTCAAACCCTAATCCTAATGATGTTTGTAAAAATAATCTTTTAAATTTTGCATATTCTCTTCTAGCAAAATCTACAGACTTAATAATATTTGCACTTTTATCTGTAATATGATAAAGTGATAAGTTAGCAGGGCCGCTGTGTTGTAAAAATCTTCTACCATACTGTGCAGGATTATTAATATCACGCAGGTTGCCCGGGCCTGGATAGATTCCAAAAAATTCATCTGTTTCTTGTACTATAGTAGAAACGTGTTCGTTAACTTCACCTAATGTAAATGTTGTTACGTCATTGTTTAACGGATTACGTTCTAAGTTTCCAGCAAGTTCATATACACCATTTTTATTTTTAGTTGCAGCAGAACGTGTTCTTAGTACTATAATGTCATTTTCAATTAACGGATTGTTAAATCTTACAGTAGCGGTGGTTCCTACATTTACAATTTCATAATCTGTATTAATAAATTTAAGATCATTGTTTACTGTAATTCGAATATTTAAATCATCAAGTGTGCTGCTATTATCATATACATCTACTGCAAAATCTGTTTGATTTGTATTAGCAACATACTGACGCAATACACGCTGAGTACTTTCAGTATTTGCTTTAATCCATCCGTTAACACTATCATAATTAGTTCTAGTCAAATAATTGTGCAACACACAAACATCTGTCCCTTGTGTTACTGTTGCTAACGCTGTATCTGTATATGTAAATGTATCTAGTAATAAATTAAAGTTAAAAACTAGATCTCCAATATTTTGTATACTCTTATACGATAGCGAAAATCCTAACTCACTGTCAACAATTCCTGTGCCAACTTTATAAGAAAATAGCTTAGTTCCGTTAAATGTTGAATTAGGATACATTGTTAAATCTGCATAACTATTACCTACGTCATCAAATAAATCAAATAACGGTGGCTGATTAACTTGTGTTTTTTCTTGTGTTAGATTCCACGAAGTTCCGTTATAGTAAAACATCTTTCCTTGATATGCTTCGCCTTGTAGTGCCAACACTGTTTCATTTTCTAAAGGAGTAGAATCGGGCTCTTCGACTAAACTTATTTGTTTACGACCTTTATGTGTAACAAATTTAATTTTATAGATTTTACCTGCTTCTCTAATATCTTCATCAGCAGTAAACAATACACGCATTCCATTTACAAGGTCTATTCCGTCAACGTTATACCCTATCGATCCTTCAATTATTGAAAATATATCTTTAGTAAATGTATCAATAACATCTACATTTTTCTTATTACTAGTACCAAAATTAAATAATTTTAATCCTGCTTCAAATTCAATAATTGGTCGTGTAGCTCTTGCTGTTTGATCAACACTAACTGTTTGTCCGTTTGCTAGAGCAGATGCTTCAATTACATCTTTATGGAACCAACGATTATAACGTGTCCACATATTCTTGTCAAGGCTTCCGCGATTAATTACAATATAATCTTTTGCAGTTGGGTATCCGTTAGCATTTGCAAACGGTAGTCTATCAAACGCATTAGTATCAAACGGAACATCTTTATTATCTGCGTACGATCCAGGTATTTCTAAACTAGACTCTTTTATTAGTTTAATAGAATTGCCAACACCTTCTACGTACCAGTCACCTTCTGCATATTCTGCAGGAGTTACAATCCCTGCAAAAGATATTTTCATACCATTTGAAAGTGTTGTGCCTTGAGATGAGGTATATGATGTTTTTCCTAATACTTCTTTTTCTACATTAATTTCTGTATTTTCTTCAATATCTTTAATTTGTATTAAACCAGTATTGTTGATATCATTTTCAGCAACATAGTATAATACTTCTGGAGTAGAATTTCCAACTGTAAATGTTATTTTTCCTTTTTCTACACCTTGAGAACTAACACCATCATTATAATTAAAACTTTCTTCTAGTGTCCTCTTTGTTTTAATAGTAATTGGTGTGCCGGTTGTATCTATGTCAAACGTATATGTTTGTCCTCTATACAAAATTAATGTTGGGTTATTAACTAATTCATCTGTGCTAAAACTATATGTAACATTGTCTACATTGTTAATAAGTTTAACGGCAATAGTACTTTCAACTCCGCGTTCTTGTCCTGCAATTCTTACAGTTTGCGGACCATATGGTAGCCAATAATACTCACGAAAGTTACTAAATTTATCCCAATCAATATGAGGATTCCAAGCATAGAATTCTTGTGAGTTTAATATATCTTGATTTTCTACGTTGCCGCCAAAGCTACTAATTTGATTCAAGTAGTCATTATAGTCTTTATAAAAAGTTACATTGTCTAAATTATCTTTAATTATTGTTGCGGGTTCAAACTGATAGTTTTCTCTGCTCGTTGACACATCACCAACGTAGTTGTCGTCGGCATTATATGCTTTTGAAATTTGTCTACCGTAATAACCATTTAGCTTTTCAGCAACTCCTGGTTGCGTAAGCTGATCTAATGTTGCTTGTAAAAACTTTTTATTTGTTTCTGTTCTAAAAAATCGAGGTAGTAAAGATTCACTTTTTCTGTTGTTATTACCTTCGGCTGGTAACGGATATTCGTTTTGATCGTTATCGTAAGACATTAGTAACTATATCCTCCACCGCTACTTGATCCACTGCTACTTGATCCACTGCTACTTGATCCACTGCTACTTGATCCACTGCTTAAGACATTGCCTGAGACATTGCTTCCTGATGCACTAACTACTCCTGATACTTGTGTTGCATCAGTATATATTGCTCCGGTTGCTTTTAATTTTGACGCTGTTAGCGAAGACACTACTTCTATATTATCTACTGTTGCCGAACTTACAAAAATCTCATCAGCTTCGCTTCTTACCTCAAACATACTACCAAAAGACAACGAGTTTTGTACTGGAACAATTACAAACGCTGCAAGATCAGGAGCAAGTTGAGTCATTACATAATTACTAAGTTCTGAAAAGTAAAATGTGTCTCCAAACTCCCAATTTTCAATTGCAAAAAATTCATTTATTGCTGCAATTACATTAGTTTTTAATTCGTTTTCGTTTACAACTCTATCTGGATTTTTAACTACTTTAAACATTGCTTTTAGATCATCCGATGCTTCGGTACCAAATAGTACTTTGTACTTAACCGGATGATATATAACTTCATCTGATATTGACTTAATTTTATTAATTTCTTCTCCAAAGTTAACATATAAAGAATCAGAACTAGGTGCTAGTGGTTTAGTTTCTATTGCTCCTTGTAAATACTGTCTGTATAACGTATCATATTGCTTTGTAAGCATATATACATCAATAATGTTAGAACTACTAGGATCAATTCTACTACTTTCATCAGCAGCGTGTTCATATTGGAAAATAATTTTATCTCTTCCTGAATATGCTCTATAGTCAACTGACAAGTCTAATTTTTCTGTTGTTACATTATAAACTTTGAATATGTCCTTATCTATTTGATAGAAAACAGAATTATCAGGATAGCTACTTATTCCATTGTCAGTTATTTCTGCTTCGTTAGCCACTACTTGTATATTTTCTGTTGTTTGATCAACATATCTAAAATCGTCAACATTATCAGTTGTAATATATTTCTTTAAGAATACATATTTTTTACTTGTATTAGTAGTAATAAATTTGTCAAATATTTCTGGATCATCAACCACACCATCGTCGTCACTATCAAAAAATCCTACTTCTATCTTCTTAGCATCAACATATCCTTCACCGTCTCTATACTCTTTAACAATTTCCCAATTGAACGGAACTGTAAACGGTGTTAAAGCATATCCGTCAGCATCTGGTTGTGTATTAATAGACATTAGCGATATCTTATCTTTTATAATTTGATTAGTTAACGGATCGTATACTTTATCCGAACTATCATAATAGAATCGTATTTCTCTATCACTCTCAAACACATATCGCTGGCCTCTGTAGGTTATTGTATATGTTTCACCGTTAGTTTGGAATAACAACAACCAACTTGCATCTAAGTTTTGATTAGATAAATCTCCAGTTTTGCCAGTACTAAAGTTAGAGCGTATGTCAAGATCGGCTTCTAGTATAACACGCCAAGTGTTTGTTTGGAAGTCATATCGAAGTCCGAATGTCTTGTAAGTAAATATTTGGTCAATTATTTGTGTTTTAATTTGTGTTTCTATTTCTGTAGTAAATAGTGGTTTAATTTCTGTTAATTGGGGAGCTGTTGTTAAATCATTATTAATAGGTCCTGGAATAATATCGTTTAAAACAATAGCACCTTGTCCGTCGTTTGTATTGTCAACTCCCGGACCGCTAACGCTTACAACCTTAGTCCATTTATAAGTTGTTGCTCCTGGATGAGTTGCGGCGCCAGCCATTATAGTTCCGTCAGGCATAAAATGATATCCTGTTGGAGCTTCAAATTTAAGCATTGCTCCAGGTTCTAAGTACTGTAATGTTGATGCTGTAAATGTTCCTGTTTTTAATTTAGAAAAATCTGCATCTGTAAGATAACCAGTAGTTATATTCTGCGCTCGGGTAACTTGATTCCACCTTGCTCCAAGATCGCTAACTAATATTTTTGCAAACTGTGCATAATAGAAGTTTTTAACTTTATAATCTTTTAAAATTCTTTCAATCTGAGTTTTAATAATACCTTCAATATCTGTTTTTGTATTAAAAGTAAATGTTTCTTTGTTTATTAGTGTTTGTGTGTAAAGTATTCCGTCTTTACCGTATAAATTAGTTTTACTATATTTTCCAGTTGCATCTAGCAAATCGTAATATCTTGATATTCCGCTTGACGTTCTGTTTACACTTTTTACTTTTATAATTTCTTGACTAACTGCTAGTGGTGATATCTGATAATCTTCACCTGTTACCATTCTATTTTGCGTATAATACGTTGCAGGTGCATTTGCTTTTATTTCATTATTTGATTCAGAAGTAGTACCGTTATCAACAGTATATTTTAGCTCTAATCCTATTGTAAGTTTTTCACTTGTTCCTGTTTTACTTTGATAAGGGATACTAATTGTAATATTAATTAATTCATCTGGTGTAATAACATAATTTCTGTTATCGCTTGTTCTATAGTAAATTTTAAAATTTCCTTTAGGCAAAGATCCAAAAGTTCCGTCACTAAAAACTAAACTAACTCTATCTTCTACACGAGTTAGTACACTATAAATATTTCTAATATTTTTACTTAAACTATTATATACAATATTGTTGCCTTCTACAGCATCAACCTTTGTCCACAATTCTGATTCATTACCAAGATTATCTAATTTGTATAACCAAGTATCTGAATTATTGACATTAATTGCATCAATAGCAACAACTTGATTTGCACTTGGTTTAGAAATGTTAAAATTGCCTTGGTCTAATCTTCCTTGTCTAAAATGTGCAAAAAATCCTGTGTTGTTTGATCCAGCGCCTTGACCGTCATCTCTATACAAAAATGCAAAATTACTTCCTGGTAAAGGTGCTTCTTCAACAATATTTCCGGAGCTAATATCAGTGCTAACTATTTCAAACTGTGTTGACTTACCGTCTACACTTTTACTAAATCCGTATACCGGAATGTCAGTATTTGTACCATTTACCCTATACTGTTCTGCGCTTATACCATTAACTATATCAGTTTTGTTTGGTCTACCAAAAACTCCATTTGCTGGTAGTGCTGAATTTAATACTTTAACAAACTGCTCGTACCAGTCTTGATTTGAAATATCGTTCCATACAATAGTCTGTCCTGATAAATTAGTTCCGTTAGAATCAAATAAATCTTCAGTTGTACTAATTGTTTCAAACTTTAATAATCCGTTGGATGCTTGATTACGTTTAGGATTATAGGAAAGCAATCTTGCTAAACGTAATACGCTTTCACGGCGTTCTGCTAATTCTAAAAAGTTTTCACGGGCATTTAAATCAATTCGAAAACTAATATTTTGACCTAAGAAAGCAATAAGATCAATTAATGCCAAGTATTCACTTGACTCTACATAGTCATTAAAATCTTCTGGATAGTTTTCTCGTAAATATGAGATCATTGTTCTGCGAAGATTGTCAAAGTCATAGCTTTGAAAATCCGCATTGCGGAATGACTGGTAAACACGCTTCCAATCTTCTGCTAATAATAGTCTGTTTTGTCTGTCGGTTGTTGACATACTTGCTTTCCTTTATTTGTAACAGTATTTATTAAGATTAGATAAGTGCGTATATAATTCTTTAAGTTAAAATAGAGTTGTCTTCATCAAATTTCATACGCATACTTTCTGATATATTATAAGGCAAATATAGTAATGTACATTCTATCATAATGCCGCTTTCGTATGTATCTACAGTAACTTGTTCTACTTGAACACGCGGATCATAGTTGATAATATCTGTAACATTATTTGCTATCGCTTCTCTTAAAAGTTCTGTCATTGGTTCAAAAATTACGTCCCAAATAATAGTACCAAATTCAGGATTCTCAAGTTTTTCACCTACACGAATATGAAAGTGATTGATAATGTCTTGTTTTATAAGAGCAATATCATAAAGATTAAAGCTAGTATTTTCTGGATTTGTTGTTGAAATACCTCTGTAGGCACGACTTTCTACAGGTACAGAAGGACGCTTATTTCCTTTTACTGTTATTTCTTTGTATAATTTTTTTTCTTCTGTGCTCATAACAGTATTTACCCTCTATTGTGGACCTGCTGCAGGATCTACACGTTTTCCTGCTTCAATGTTTGTTCCTGCAGGTTCAGTCGTAATACTTGCTACTGGTACAAGATCGCCTGTAATAATCTTACTTGCAAAGCCTTTGCCAAGTCCTATTCGATTTGCAGTTTCTTTACCGCCTTGATTTGCATATCCAACAGCTTTACGAAATTGTTCGCCTAATGCAGAATAGTCATAACTAGTCCAAGTTATTGATTTAGATTGTATGTATGCACACGCAATTCTTACAGCAATTTCTGGATCGTTGACTAAGTCTGGATTTGCAACAATTTCCGGATGACCTGCTTTAGGACCATATGTTTCGTAGTTGCCTTTAAATGTTAACTGAATAAGTCCTCTACCACGATACTTGTAACCTTCGTTTTGGGCATTGCCGTAACGATTACCGTAAATAGTATTACCGATAGCTGCTGGTCCGGCTGCTGCAAGTTCTTGTGCAAATGCGTCTGTTTTAACACGAGTTGGAAATACTCGTCTCAGCGTAGATGCTCTATAATTTAAGTTTTCACTCCTTGGTTTGAAACCGCACTCTGCTTGTATTTGTGCCATCGCCATACCAAGTGCTTCAGCATTGCCCGGTGTCTCACCTTCAGCAAGTCTAGCCGGATCTGCTGTTTTTAATGCGTTTGCAGGGTCTAGTCCAATCTTTTTAATAAGTTCGTTTAAGAAAAACTGTTGTAGTAGTGTAACTTCTACAGGTTTAGCAGGTTGATCGCCAATTGGTCCTACTTCTCCTGGTACAACAGTTTGTGGTCCATTTATGTTTGCTGCTGTTACTGTTGAGCCTGCTGCTGCACCTGCACTGGTAGTTAAGTCGCTATCGCTACTTAACAACGGTGTAGATTCTCGTAATGCTGGACTTGGTGAACTGCTTGCTTGTGTAAAGCCAGGAGTAAATGTTCCAGGATCTAAATGCTCGTGACCTAACCAAGGTTCGTGTACTGGAACACGTACAGGCCAAAGTGCTGGTACTGCAACATCTGCTTGGGCCGCATTTCCTGCGGTTGCTGCTTCAGTTGCTGCTGGACCGTTCATATGAATTTCAGTAGCCGTCTCGTTATGGTTTCCACCACTAAGAATATCTGTATTTCCGCCTGCTGTAAGATAATTATATCCTCCAGTGTTTAAATCTAAATTTGCTTGTGTATCTTTTCTATCACCTTTAGTATTAATATCTAGTGTTGCGTTATTTGTAATAGTATGAGCACCAGTTACAATTAGATCTCCGGTAGCGCCAACAAATATCTTCTGTGACGCTCCAACATAATGATTTTCATCAGCACCAATTTCTATATTGTGGTTTCCGCCAACTTTATAATCGCTGTTATTACCGACAGTAAGTTTGTAATCTCTACCTGCATTATAGTTAATATCACGTGCCGCAGTCATATTAATATCTCTATCAGCACTTATATTAAGATCGTTTTGAGTCCTAATACTAACACTGTCTTGTGCATAGATATCAATTTTGCCATTGGCTGTCATTT